TCGATATCGTTTGCGCCGGTGTAGGTCAGCCGGTCGAGGCCGGGCGCGTCCGGTGTTCCTTCGGGGTATGCCAGCGCATCGCGGATATCCTGTATCTGCTGCCGGTATGTCTCAGCCTGTGAGGCCGTTGCAATGTCCGTGACGGCCCAATCGGTTTTCGCCGTCCATGTTATGATCTTCCCGCAGATTGGCCCAAGGCGGCCCGCCAGATAGTTCAGGGCGGTTCCCACGCGGTTCAGATCGGAAGCGTTGTATGCGCCCTTCATCCCGGTCAGCCATTCCGCCCGCTCGGCTGCGGTCATGGCCGCGAACCCCTTCGCCGCCAGCTCCCGCACTCGCTCCACGTCCGCCTGCGTCCGGTCGGTGACGAGGGTGTCAATGATGGTACTCATGCGCCAACTCCTTTCGTTACGGCATAAATTCCGCCTCCGCTGAACGTCAGTTCCATACCGGTCTGCACAGCATTTTCGTTTTGTGCGAATGCGTCGGAGATTTTGATGGTGTCACCGGTTTCGAGCGCCGGATTGCCCCGGTTTTTCACGCTGTAGATCTTTCGGCGATTATACTGCGCAAGCAGCCACGCGGCCACACTCTGATAGTTTGCAGGCGCTACACACGGGTTATTTACGCTCTTGATGTTTTTGCCGCTCCCGGCGGTGATTGTCGTATCGATATTCGCGTAGTCGCTCTTAACGTGCAGCTCTACGCAATCAACCGCTTCCGATATGGACACACCGTCATAGTTATAAAGCTCATCCGGCGTTATTTCTCCCAATACTGCGCCTGCTGAAAGCTCCGCGATGTGCAGGTTTCCGGATCGATCAAACCACGCGGAGCACATTGCGGCCTGCGCCAGAATCCGGATTGCCTCGCGTCTCGTCGTCTTCCGAGGGATTGCAGGGACTACCGTTCTTTCGTCTGCGCCGCCGCCGTAGATCACAGTGACGTCGTATCCTTCCAGTACGGACGCAACTACAGTCTGGAGCTTGCACGCGGTAGCGTTTCCGGCCTCATAGGTTGCGCGATCGAGTGTCGCAGCCATATCGTTTCCGACAAGCTGTGCTGTGACGCCGGAATCGCGTGCTGTAACGGATGTAAAAAAGAACTCGCCAACGTCTATGCTCTCTCCGTTTACAATGCATCTGGCAAGCAATTTCTGGCCATCCTGAATCACGGAGAAAACGCCGTCAGGGTTCAGAATGTTGTACCGATGATCCGCGTTGTCAAATGTAAAGGAAATCTGCCGGGACGGGAACGATTCGCAGGAAACGGATGCTTCCTCTATGATCTTCACGTCGGCCATTGTGTCGTTTTCGTAGGTTTCCGTCAGGCCGAAATCGATCTGCCGCAGCCGGGCGCGTGTCTTTGGCAGGAGCGTCTTGTCAAATCGAATCGTCAGCTTTGTGTAATTTGCGGCAGTCATGCTGATGTTCTGCCGCGCCTGCGTGATCATCTTTGTTCCGGTTGCGACCGTCGATCCGTCGCTCGCATATGCGGTAATTGTGATCTGCGCCGGGTATTGGTTCATTTTTTCATCAAACAGCACCGCCCAACCAATCGTGGATACCGGCGCGGAGAATTCAAACGTAATTGTGCTTGCCATTTCGGCGCTATCGTTTGATGCTACTCCGCTCCACCAGCCAACATACTGCCCGTCAAAGCTATCGTTCGGAATATCGATTGTCCCATCCAGAACCCACCGGTTCAATTCAAGCCCAGCGAACTTCCCGGATATGGTTTCTCTGTCGCTGATTGTTTCGGCGGCGCTTGTGCCTGGTGCCGAATCCGATGCACAGGCCGTACCGTTCTTCTTTGCCGACGGGTCAACAATGTAAAACCGGACAAGCATGCCGACCTCACGCACCGGTGTAAACGGTGCGTAATTGCTTGATACCTTCTGCATCAATCCACCCCTTGCTGTGTCGCGGAGATTGTGACGCCGCACCACTGCGATACGCCGTCCTCATCGTAGATAATCGCCTTGTATTCCGGCTGTTCAAAAAGGAAATCCCTTGTTTTGTCGCCGTCTACATCCGGGTATGTCACGCTCAACACATGTTTCGTGTTGATCATGCTGCGGAGTTTTCGGAGATCGGCGACAGAAAGCCAGCCCGTCGGGATTTTCAATTCATTTTTTACCCCGATGATATCCATAACCGTCTTTCCGGATGCCATTGTCGCGGTTGCGCCAATATCCTTCGGCTGAATCGTGAACACGAGATCGCGCAGAAGCGTGACCGTGTTTGTTCCGTCCGTGATTTTAATCCTACGCAAGCGATACACCCCTTTGTACGATCTCGCCCCGCAGCGGATCGAATATTGCTCTTGCTATCGTCTGTCCGTCGAGTACAAGGTTGATCTGCATTGGCGTTCCGGGCTGGTTGTTGGCAAGCAGGCCGTTCACGACGCCGACAGAGGACTTTGCCACACCGGATACAGAGAAGGACGTTGTGCCGAAAGTCATTTGATCCTCGATATTCTTCCGAACGTCAGTCATTTCGCGGTCAAACCCCTGACCAAGTCCTTCTGCCATGTAGCCGCCGATTCCGGCGAAGACCTTAGACGGGGACGCAATACCGAGGATGCTCTTGACGCCGCTCACAAGTCCATTGACCATATCGCTTACCGTCCGCTTTAGGCTCTCCCACATGTGCAGGAATCCGTTTTTGATACCATCAACGATATTCGTTCCGATGCTGCCCCAATCGTAGCCGAGGAACGTATCTACAATCGATTGGATCAGCGTTGGAATTGCCAGAATCAATTCGGGGATTGCGCTAATAAGGCCCTCAATAAGCGCCATGATGATTTGCGGCCCCGCCAAAATGATCTGCGGAAGGTTCGCAATGATCCCGTTCACAATGCCGATGATAAGCTTCGGCGCAGCTGCGACAAGCTGCGGGATGGATTTGATCAGGCCGTTGACGAGCGACATGACAAGTTTTGCGCCGGATTCAATGATTTTGGGGAAATTTGTTATAAGCGCGGTAACGAGATTCTCGATAATTTTAGGCGCAACTTCGAGCAGACGCGGGACAGCGTCAATGATCCCGTCTGCCAGAGCGAGGATGATCTCAAGCGCCGCATCTACCAAATTCCCGAGATTGCCAGGATCGGTCAGCGTTTCGGCGATTTTTATGATTGCTTCTGTTGCCGCCGGGATCAGCTCCGGGAGCGCGTCTGCGATGCCCTGCACCAGCGAGGCGATCACATCGATTCCGGTTTGTACGATCTCCGGCAGCAGCTCCAGCAGCGCCGGAACGAGAATTCCAATGGCGGTCGGCGCGATATCGCCCAGAACGGTAAGGATTTCCGGGAGCGCGGACATAAGCCCGGTGACCAGATTTGACGCGCCCTCGATAAGCGAGGGGAGGGTGGATCCGAGTATGCCCGGCAGCTGCGTGCTTACGGTGCCCATCAGCGCAGAAACCGCCTCCACGATACGCGGCAGTAATTCCTGAATACGCGGAATTAGGTTGTTTCCTGCGACAACAACGGAATCTATAAAGTTCCCGACGAGGGTCCCGAGATCCTGATTCGGGTCTGCGAGTCCGGTCACAAGGTTCTGCAACGCGGCTTTTACCATGCCGAACGAGCCTTGAATCGTGGACGCGGCTTCTTTTGCAGTCGTGCCGGTGATGCCCATTTCGGTCTGCACGACATGGATCGCGTCCACGATATCCGCATAGCTGGAAATGTCGTACTTGATGCCGGAGATTTTCTCCGCGTCTTCAAGCAGCCGCTGCATTTCGGCCTGCGTACCGCCGTAGCCGAGCTTCAGGTTATCGAGCATGGTGTAATTTGCTTTTGCGAACCCCTGATATGCGTTCTGGATTGATGTCATGTCCGTGCCCATTTTGTTCGCGTTGTCGGACATATCAGTCAGCGCCAGGTTTGCTTTTTCTGCCGCTGCACTGGTATCCCCATCGAGAGACTGCAGCAGGGATGCAGAAAAGCTTGTCACCGTCTCCATGTACTCATTCGCAGACAGCCCAGCGGTTTTGTACGCGTTGTTTGCGTACTCCATAACTTTATCTTGGCTATCCTTAAAAAGCGTCTCTACGCCGCCGACAAGCTGCTCGTAGTCCGCATATGCTTGGATTGCCTTTGTTCCAATCGTGCCGATTGCCGTCGCCGCTGCCGTCACGCCGACTACCGCAGCCTTGCCGACAGTGGCAAGGCCGTTTTTAATCTTCTCGCCGAGGCCGGATGTTTTCTTCCCGGTTTCGTCGATGCCCTTGTCCGCTTCAGACGTGTCCGCGCCGATTTTTACAAAAAGTTCAAATAGATTCATGCTTCACCACCAATCCGCACCGCTTAACAACCTCGGCGGTGATCTCTTCGCAGGTTCGGTTGTCCTGCGGCTTCGGGTCTATCAGATCGGAATATTTTGCCTGCACAAAGCTGCCGCCCGCGAATTTCGCTGTGTTTTCCGTCATTGTGCGCAAACACTCCGCCGTATAAATACGGAAGGCTGATTCTTCCTGCTGCCGCTTTACCAAAATCGGCAAAAGGCGAATCAGCCCTCCCGCGCTTATCTTTGGAGCTGCCAGAAGCGCAAGCGTTACGCTTTCGCCTCCGACGCGCACGATTTGAAAAAATTCTGCATATCCTTGTCCTTGACGATCTCCTGAATCTGCCACATGGTTTTTAGGACGCTCTGCTTTTTGATCGCCTCAACAGTCGTTTCGTTGATCGCAGCCAGAATACCAAGCGTATCTTCCCGGTGCTTTTTCAGAATCAGAGGAATCCACTGACCGATCTTCTGCGCACCGATCGCGTACCGTTCTCCCGCCGTCTGCGGCTTCTCCGCGTCGATCTGTGCTTTCAGACTCTCCCGCAGCTCATCGTCGGTCAGGATGTTGAGCGCGCACACGCTGACCTCGCAAAGAACGTCAGCCGCCCTATCCGTGCTAAGTTCCGAAAATTTCATACTTTCTTCTCCTTACATTTCAGCCGTACCGGCTTTGATATAAACCTCATATGGCACAACGTCCTGCTTTGACATCGAATAGTGCGCCGTGTACTCAAACGCCATCTGCCCCTTGCCCTTGTCGGCGGTTTTCAGCTGGAATCCGCCGGTCGATAGCGCGTTCATAAGACGAATAGCAATGAAACCACCGTTTGTCGCACCGTTCTTGTCGGAATAATCACCCACAAGCCAGATGTCCGCAAAGTCAGTCGGTGAAAGATCGCGCCGAGGAACAACCTTTGTCGTATCTGTGCCGTCGATGTCAGCCGCCGCCATAAGAGATTTCGCGGAGGCAGTCGTAGCCGTTACATATGTACCGGAAAGTTTCACTTCGACATCGTCCATCCGCTTCATTTCCATTGTGTTCTTGGGGCAATTATCCACATCCGAGCCGTAGTCAGAATACGTCGGTGTCGCGGAAAATGTAACGCCTCCGGTAGTTGCGCCGATCTGGTTCTCCGGTTCAAACGTTCCGGTTGCAGGCGTAAATTCGCTCAAAACAACGCCAGCATTGATTTGCAGCTGCTTAAACGTATCCGCCGGAATTTTTGTAAATTTCGCCATGAAATCAGTCCTTTCAGTTCGCGGTAATGTATTCGATTGTGACGTTCAAATACCGCCGCTTGATATTTGCATCAGAATCGTCCCGGACGTTCTGGCACCACGGAGATCCGCGCTTGATCCAGATTGCGCCGTCGTCACACGGCACAAACACGCCGCCCAAGCCGATAGCGTCCGAGATTTCCTGCGCTTTCGCGTTTGGTTCTGCTTCCTGCGTTGTGTAGTACCAGAGATTCACTGTCAGGCCGATTTCCCCGCTGTCCCACGCGCCGGTAATCAGCTCATAGGTCAGCCACGGAAAAACGGCATCGTCCGGGACACTTGATGTGGGGTATGCCGTGAGAAATTGCGAGAACCACGCATGCAATGCTTTGTCTTTCGTCATGTTGGCAGCGCTTTCTTTTCTGCAGTGAAGTATTTCAGATCGAAGCTTGCGGACTTCGGTGTTTGCTTGTCCTTTGGCTCGGACGTGACGCGGTACGTCTCGCCGGTCGCCTTGTCGCGGAAGAAGTCGTTATAATCGATTGGTACGGCTTTTTGCACAAGCACCGAGTAAACGCTTGTCACGCCCTCCTTCTCCGCTCTGCGAGCCTCCATGGACGTATCGAGCATCTGGTAATTTGCGAATTCCGCCCCGTCCGTCCATATCGTGACGTAACCGCCCGCTCCGTCCGGCGTCCGGCTTTTTTCGAGCAGTACGCACGGGCGGGCAAAATCATCAAGTAAACTCATATCAGATCTTCCTCCACTGGTTCATGCGCGATTTGAACGTCGTCTGCCATGTCACGGCCCCGCTCGCGGACGTGCTTCCGCTCGATCCCTTCGAGTAGCTATACCCGCCGAAGCTTTCCGATGTGAACGGGCTTGCTGCCGCGTCCCCGTTTTTCTCTTGCCATGCTCTGATCTCAGCTTCGAGGGCGAGGACAGCGGATGGGACGGCCATCGGCCAGACAGATCCATCAAAGGTCTCATCGGCCATCCCGTAATCCGGGTATTGGTGAACTCCGTCGTTGAAAACAGAGCCGACAATCCGGAAGAATTGCCCTTCTTGCAGGAACGGCAGCGCAATGCTGCCGTTTTCTACTGTGTACGTTCCGCTGATCCGATCCGTTTCAAACCAGTTCCGCAGAACCCCGCACAATTCGGTTAGCATTGCGCTGCCGCCTCCTTACTTCGCCGTTACCGTCGCGTTTCCGGCCTTCTGCGCTTTATAGGTCGCGTCAGCCTCAACGACTGTGATCTTCTTGCCCGTCGCTGCCGTGACATCGGACTTGCCGTCCCACGTCGGCCACGTTCTGACGTTCTGGCCGTAGGTGACAGTCTCAGCCGAATCGCCTACCTTGTACTTGTAGACGTTGCCGCTTGCTTCCTTCGCGGGCGTTACCGTGATCTTCGTGTCACCTGTCGCCGTGTCCGCCGCAGAGGTAACCGTCAGCGTGCCGAGCGACGGGGTCTCGTCAATGTCAGCAACGGCAATGCCGTCCTGATACTCCGCGAACAGGGTCATGCCCATGATCGCAAAGGACTCGGAGACCGCAGTGGAGTAGTTGCCCTGCACATGGAAACCGACAAGGTTGGTTTCTCCGTCGGTTCTGTAGTCGAGACCGGCACGGGCGAAATCGCTGTCAGCTGGGTCAATGTAGTACAGGACAATGTTCTCGACCGGAGTCGCAATAACACGACCGCGTTTGATCTCATCGTCAGACAGCAGGAACACGGTGCTATAGCCCATGAAGTTCTTGATGTACTGGAAGCCGAATTCAGTCTGGATGGTGATATCGGCGCCGCCGAGGTAATCGTACAGATCCATCACGTTCACGAAGCCAACAACGTTGGTCGCGGTGCGGTGCATCTGCTTGAACTTGTTGATAACAGCGCCCTTCGCCATTGCAAGCGCGCGCTGCCAGTTGGTTTCGCTGACGGTCAGCAGGCCGGTATTCAGATAATCGTAGAACCGATTGGTGACATTGGTCTGCAGCTCATACAGGAATGCCTCGTCGGTCAGGGCGACGGCAACGTCATAGCCGTATTCCTTGATCGCCTCGATGGAAACAGCCTTTGCGTACTTCTCGACGTTGATGTTGGCGTAGTCCTTTTCAATGACAGTCGCTTTGGAGTAGGGAATCTCTTCACCCTCGCCGACGCTCTGCGCGAGCGTCACGCTTGCAGTCTTGGATTTCAGGACGGTTCCCGGCTGCTTTTTGATGGGGCGCATAATGCCGAGAATGTCGCGCAGGTGCTGCCAGTTCCGCGC